AGACATTGGTGATGTAATTATGAGCGAATATGGACTAGGTGGTCCAGGAAAATTATACAAAGGAACTGTTCCAAAAGAATCCGTATTGTCGTCTTCTGAGTTAATCAAATTTACGAATGAAGTAGATTATACGAAACTATTCAATACTTCCATGACTATTTTAAACATTGATCTATTTACTCCTTTCAATTTCGATGATTTATTGGAAGAGAAAAAGGAAGAGTATCAAACAGAACTGAGTAAAAAGGAAAAAGAGAACCAATGTGCTCAATACGTTCTGACAAAACGATACATTTCAATCGAAGACTTGAACGCGGATGATGATATACCTATTTATTTTGACAAGAAGTATGATCCGACTGTTTATGATATCATAGGTGAATACAAAGCTGAGCAAAGCGAAATGGATGACGGTGCCTTTAAAACATTTTTAATTGACCAATTAATAAAAAATATTGGATTAAAGCGCCCTGAGGCCAAGTATGAAGCTACTTCTATGATACAAAAAAAGAGAGAAGTATTAGACGGACATTACGCGGTCTTGGAAATAGACAATATCGATAATGTGAAATATTATTACTACAAACGCGAAAATGATAATTGGATTCGCGATGAAACAATACCTGAAAATTCATTTTTCGGATCTAATGACCTATTTTGCAATATTCAAAACAAATGTATTCAAATAGACAAAAAGTGCGCCGACCCTGCGGTTGGTACAGAGTTGGTAAAGAAGGATCTAATTCGTGAAATGTACGACGAGTTCGATTCTAATTATATTGAAGGTGTCGATAAATACAAAAATAAAATGAATGCCTTATTTACCTTTGAAAGAGAGAGAATATCGAAATTGAAAACAATCAATCAGTTTTTACTATATAAATATGAAAATGCGAAAATTAAATTGGGAACAGGAGTAGAAGAATCTGATATTATTACTTCCCCTCATGTGAAATTATTAGATGTTATTCGAGGACAAGGTGATTTTGTTAAAAAGCAAAACGATATTGTGCGATTTGTCACTAAATATACGAGACCTATGAATCCTTTAATAGATACAGATTCAAATTGTTCTGTATGTGGGAAATCATGCCATTATTGGTTATATTGTATTAACACTGATACAAAATTATTGCCTACATTCGTATCAAAATTGGCAAGTGTATTTGTTGAGAATGGTAATTATTATGAAGCTATGACAGTTATTAAAAATGATCAAGGAGATGATATCGACGACCGAACAGTCGATAAACACAGTGGTTGGGAAATTGAACGAATCATGATGAGCAGCGAAGAAGGATATGAATCCACCGGGTTTAAAATGCAAACCAGAGAAATCCTTGAAAAAGATGCTGGAACTGCTATTTTCCAAACGCCATCGGAACAAAAACAGATCAAGAAGGACTTATTAGCTAATCCAAAAGGGAAAATTATCAATAATGTAATTACTTCTGTATCCAATTATATGGGAGTTGTTTTAGAAACACAACGCGAAGAAATTATAAAACATACATTGTTGGCTTTGGAAGCTACGGTTGATAGTCAAGATGAATATGAGGCCAAAATAAAGAGTGCTACTAAGAAAATGCCAAGTTACAATGATGTTTTTAATAAATCTTTGCTAACATTTACGCTTTCTTATATATCTCTTTATATTGCGGTTTCTATCCCATCTGTTACTTCCAAAAAAACGTTTCCTGGTTGCAAACGGTCATTAACAGGTTATCCAATTACAGGAGACGAAGATTTGACAAATATTCACTATATTGCTTGTGTGGCTGCCGGTATTAAAACGAGTATTTATCCTTGGAAAGCATTACCAAAATCATCTGATAAAATCGCTACTGCTATGAAAAATACACTTGACTTTTATATTCTTAAACAAGGCGAGATTAAAATGCTTGTTGATGAAAAGCGCAACTATTTATTACAGAACGAGGATGATTTGATTCCCATTGAACTTGACATTAAGAATTGGATCAACTTTTTACCACCTTTACAGGAAATCACCAATAAAACGCCTTCTAATTTGGACACCGCATTTCGAAATTCAATATTAGAGAATTTAAAGGTAGGTTCGAAAGACCAATTTGAGCAAATTAGAACAGTCAATTCAAAGATGATTTCTTTTTCCATGGCTATCATTCAATCTATTCAAAAGGTGGTTCATAAAGAGAAGCTATTACTTACAAATGCCAATAAAGTACCCTTTTTACAAAATGCGTGTTGTAATACAGGCGAATACAAAACGATTGATTACTTTGCTAAACGCGAGCCCTCTATTACGAATAACAATGATATTGTGTCTTATTTGTATAATATTGCCTTTGATATGGTAAATATGGCTCAGCCAACATTGCTTGTAGATCCAAAAGATACAAAACTCAAATTTCCGCCTGTCAGTAATGAATTCTCGGAAGACACTATTTACAGGGGTTTTATTGAATATTGTAATTTTAACAGCGATATTCCGATTAATAGTAAATTAATGTCGGTTTGTCTCTCGAAACCAGATGATTATGATAAAAATGAATCTCTCAAAGAAAATATTCAAAGACTGAAAAACGAAGGCAAGACATACTCACTACAATCTTTTAATGAATTATTGGACTCGGTAAATAAAATGAATATTGTACCCATTGACTTGGTTCAAACCTATCCATCTAACATATCCCATGTTAGAGATTTGATTACGCATATGATTGATACGAATAATGATATTGGTGAAGATTTCTTGACACAATTCCGAAATGTATTGGATTCTTATGGTATGGAAAATCAAAATGGAAATACTCAGACGAGAGATTTGAAAAACTTATTAGGAGAGAAAATACAAAAATACGAAAGTTATATTATTGACTATCTAAACTCGTTTGCTAATTTAACTCCTACTGAAAAAACAAATATGGGTAATTTTATTAAGACAATCATGGATTTTCACCCCAATGGTAATAATTATTTCACGAATACAGAAGATGAAACCTTATATAGGTCGATTCAATTTGTAAAAACATCTATTTTTGATTTTATCAATATATTTCCAAACATCGTATCCAACCGTGTTAATTATAAAGAAATAAAAATACCCACTCATTGGAAATTATCGGATGAACATAAAATGGATATTAAAACGATGATTACCGGATTTTACGATCCTTTGCGCAAATTTTATGAAGACGCAATGATTCGTCCCTATTTACAAAAGAATGAATCCGAACTACAAGACTTCTTTCAACTAGTTAATTATACCAATTTGTATGCGAATATGATTACATTGGGTGGAGATGAAATAAGCTCTATATTAGATAATAAAACAGCCTATCAATTGTTCCAGTTTTATTTCTTGTATATGATTCAACATCTTATTCGATTGACAGATGATCGCGAATTACTTCGTAGTGAAGTGATGCCTTCCAAGAAAGAGAATATCATTACAACTACTGTGGAAATCGAAGAAGATGACATGGCCGAAATTACAGAAATAGATGTTGTAAGAGGCGAGCAAAGAACAGCCAGAGAGAAAATAGCAGATATTGTGGTTACTATGTTAAATATAATAAAACGAGAGAAGGAGCTTATTAACTTGAACGCGCACATGGTGAAAGAAAAGGTAAATCGCTCCAAGGACAAAGAAAGACATAAAATAACTTCTACCTTGCGCGATATGTCAAAGGAAGAAAGATCGATTGAAAATCTGTTTAAAAATCATCGCCTAGAACGATGGAACAAGGGATTACAAAAAGGTTTGACACAGTATGTAGCCAAAACATATGACGAAGAACGCGCCGAGAGAGAAAAGGAGCAAATAATGGAGCAACAATTGGCCAACCGCGAAATGATAGGTCAGGCTCTCACGACAGACCATGAAATCGCAATGCTAGAACAAGAAGAGGGGCAAATAGTTGCAGACAGAATAGAGGAAGATGTCTATAATATGAATGATATTCCAGACGATGATGATATAGGTGAAGTTGATGATGAATATCGCCTACAATTTGATGATAATGAAGACTGATAGTAAAAAATAGAATCAAAGTAAATAAAAATAAAATATATAACGTATATATTTTGTTTTATTTTTGTTGGATATCTCTCTGCGCAAAATTACAAGATGTCTCGTTACTCGTTGTAATTTATCGACATTTATCTTTTACAAAAAAAATAATTATATTGAATGAAAATACAATCATAGAGTGATTTGTTAAAAATAAAACAAATAATTTGTTTGTTTATTTATATACATAACTACATTAATCCGTTAAAAACAAGAAATACATATTATGATCGTTAATTTCCCAAAATAGGAGGATAAATAGAACACTCATTTTATACACTTTTTATCCCCTTAATCTGGTCACGACATAATGACTTTTTTGATTTCAGTTTTAAGGGACATGCTTTTCATGTAGGTAAATTGCGCTTGATGATTTTCATTTTTCAAAAAACCGAAAAAGTCATGTAGGGCATGTAGGTAGCCCTCTACATATGAAGGGATGTTTTTAGGGTCAAAAAAGCTTGGATGTCTTTGATAATAGTAGGTATGTAACATTTTTCAAGTTTTTCAATTCTATTTTCAGAATTTTAAAAATCAACATGCTTTTTTTGTGTAGTTTTTGATTTATTGAAATTAGAAATGAAAAAAACTCGAAAAAGTGATTTAGAGCATTATGCTCTCATTTCCGTTTTGGATTGTTTTCATTTGTTACTGTACTTTTTTTGGAGAAAATATATATTTGTAGAAAAAGCATTTAGGAACTTTTTATCTTCGTCAATTATACGAAGAATGACGAACATTTTTAGTTCCAAAAAGTTCCAAGAATATATTTGTAAATGTTGTGATTATAATACTAGTCGTAAAAGTCAATATGACCGACATTTAACGACACTGAAACATAAAATACGAACAAATACGAACTTTGACGAAGATAAAAAGTTCCAAAAGGTTCCTGATGATAATAAAGAATATAATTGTCAATGTGGTAAAAATTTTAAGCATGCCTCGTCTCTGTGGAATCACAAGAAGAAATGTACTTCTAAAGAGCAACAAGTAAATACTCTTGTTGTAGATATTGACAAGGAATATATATTGAAAATGTTATTGAAAAATCAAGATATAATGGAAGGTGTATTGTTAAAAAATCAAGATGTCATGGAAAAGATGATGGATATTATTCCGGTAATGGGTAATCATACAAATTCGAACAATACAACAAATAGTCATAATACGCAAAATTTCAATATTCAAATGTTTTTGAACGATCATTGTAAGAATGCTATGAATTTGACCGACTTTATTGATACGTTACCGATAACAGCTGAGACGTATGATAATACCGTGGAAAATGGATTGACCAAGACAATTACCAATATGATAACCAATGGACTAAATCAGCTAGATATATTAGAGAGACCTATCCACTGTACAGATGCTGCTAGAAAAACTCTGTATGTAAAGGAAGAAAATATTTGGGAGAAAGATACTGAAATGGTAAAGTTGCTCATAGGGATAACAAAACTAGCGAGAAAGCAAAGAACCATGATAAATAAATGGAAAGATGTCAATAAAGGATGGGATAAAGATGAAGGAGTACAATTGAAACTAACCAATCTAATATGTAATTCTATGACCGACATAGAAAATGACAAAAAAGAAACCAGTAAAATTATAAGAACGATTAGTAAAAATGTTTATCTAAATCAAGAAGATAAACAAAAATATACATGTTAATAAAATAAAATAAAATAAAAATAATTATATTTTGATCAACGTAAATATAATTATTGAAATATATAATTTACTATATATTTCAGTAAAATGTAGGTTCTTATAGTGACTACATTTTCTGAGTAGAACCTACACACATGGAGTATAATAGACGATTAGTAAAATAACTCACGAAGATAGGTAAAAATGATAAAATAACATGGAATAAACTATCTCTCTTTTTCTCAAAGATGAAAATATACAACGCAACGAGGATGACATAGACAAGAAGAATTAAATTAATCATGGTTAAATAGTAGAAATAATCGCAAAATTCGCTCCCTAAAGGCGACATAGCGGACATGATTGTAGATTGGTTTTCAACAAAGTTCATTATACTTTATATAAATAAAATAAAATGAAATAATACAGATTTATTAAACATAAATTAGCAACTTTATTCATTCAATTGTCGATATATTATTACTATTATATATATAATGAATTATAGTTTTATTCGAAAACATATCAATACATTTGCAATCCTTATATTTATCACTTCCTTCTTACTTTTGAATTATTTTCAACCAGGATTTATATACAATAATGACGGAACTTTAAGAGAGTTTGGGCTAGGTAGCAAGAGAAAAACAATATTACCTATATGGTTAATAAGTATTTTATTAGGTATTCTCTCCTATTTAGCTGTATTGTATTTCATTACACTTCCTAAATTTAGATAATTTTAGATAAGTTTATTCACATACTTTATTCGTATGATTTATACACTGTTTGATTGGATTCAGACTCTTTTTGTTCTTCCGCTATCTTTTTCTCTTGGGCCATATAAGCCTGATGTCTTTTTTCCATTTCTTCTACAGACTTTGTACAACCAGAATTTAATATAGAATTGTAACTAATAGACGTAGTTAATGTTCCAGCTAAAGCATACCATATAAATTTAGCTATTTCATCCTTCATTTTTACGAAATTGGATAATTCTAGGTAGTGAGAATCACCAATACCAGATTTAAGTAAGCCACCTTTCGTCATACTTTCCCACCAATTAGGTAAATTCGATGTCGTCATCGAATTTATTAACAACGACTTGTCGTCATATACATTGTTTATAGCAGAGATCATTTCTGATTGATTAGGTCCCACTTTTTGAGCGGCCTTGTCTTTTAATATACTCTTCAAAAATCCATTTACACCTGTAATATAAGCGAATAAATAACCGATGGTATTTGAAAACGGACTTAACCAAGCCGGAAACACGAAAAGTAACAAGTTAATGGAACCAAAAACCAATAACCATGGAAGAAGTGTCGTTCTCAAGGCAACTCCATATTGCGCCGAGCCACATATTTCACTAGTTAATCCTAAATTTATGAAGAATTGTACCACGATTAATACTAAAAAATAAATAATCGTCCATATTTTAACCATTGATTCGGATTTAGTGTAATATTTAAATACGAAATAGACCAATGTTAATACTAGAAAAAATACGATTGATGTTGATGAATTTGTAGCAGCCATATAATAAATAGGTATAATTTAATTTGAAAATATAAAACTATATTTTAATGGAAACTTTACAAAATATCCGCCCTCGTTTAATTGAACCAGGAGTTAAATATTTCCTCAGTTCTTCTTTAGAACAATGTCATATTATCAAACATAAATATAATAATTTTCTTTATAATTTAGGATTATTTGCCGCATTTATAACTGTAGTAGGATTGACCTTGTATTTTAAATATAAACACAAAAATGATTTGAAATCACAAGAAGAAAAAAAGCGTCAAGAACAAGAGTACATTATGAACAAATTACGATTTATGCAGGACTATAGAAAAAATCAAGTGAATCATTTAGGTACAGATTTGTCTTCTTGGCAGAATAATCCGGAAGTTCAGTTTTATAATAGAAAAATGTTTTCTTAATCTATACAGACATGGATGATAAATCATTCTCAAGTGAAAATGTAAAAAAGAATGTAATTGACGAAGAATTTGTGGAAAAGTTGAATGAATACTACAAATTAAAGAACAAATATGAAAATAAAAGACAAAGTCAAATCAATACTATTTTAAAGAATGACAAACTAAATATGAAACAAAAACAAGAGAAATTTAGAAAATTAAAGACGAATTGTATCAATTGTAGTAGAAAAGTAGGCACCATTTTCAAAAGTGAGTCTGGAATATTGACAGCTATATGTGGGGATAATAAGTCTCCTTGTAATTTGGATATAAAATTAAATAGAGGCAAATTTCTCAATTTAGAAGAAATGATAGATGTATTTCAGACAGGTGTGAATGAGTTGAAAGAAGAAATAATAACAACCAAGATGGACTTATTATTTGGATATGAGCAAGAAGCTACTACATTAACCAAATTCAACAAATTAAAAGAAGAAATAACACAGGATTTAGAAGCCGTTATGGAATATAAAACACAATTTATCGAGGTTGTTTCTAATTTAGACAATAAATCCGAACTGAATACTAAAATGACTATTTTTTACAATAAAATGACTCTTATTAAATCAACAATAGATGAATTCAATGAAACTGGACAAATACAATTAATCAAAGATATGATTTCCACTTATCAAAGTGAATTGGTTCCATTATTACATGAATTACGCGAGTTAAAATATCGTTATATGGCTATGGAATATGATAGAGATACAGATACGCATACGCTAGTAAGAAAGGTATTTACATTACAAGACATGACTGTTCCATTTGATATTCCGTCTGTAGAATCATTTGTCCTAGGTAAAATACAAGACGAAGAGGTATCTAGAGGGATGATAAGTGCGAATAGTAATGAATCATACGAGAGTGATTACTAGATTACTAAAATAGATTGTAAAACATTATACCGCCAAAAATATTATCGACGAGTAATATAAGTAAAAAGCATGTTTCTCATAAATTTTCGCGTATTTCTCTTAAGTTTTCTATTTGGTCTAATGTGTGTGTATATAACAAGCCCACCACCCAAAGAAATAACCGTATATCCTACTGGTGATAATACTCATCTATTCCAGTTTCGCGACAAGGTGGATAATTGTTTTCAGTTAAAACAAAACATAGTAAAATGCTCTAATAATGCGGAAGAAATACCTTTGCAAGTATAGTCTATATGTAACAATCACAACGATTATCGTCGTATAAATAATTATGTACGACTATAATATAGGTATTATAAATGGCGTTTGAAAAACTATTTCGTACTGAAACAGGAAAGATAATTATGTCAACGCTTTTAGGACTGGGTCTAGCCACATTGTTTAGAAAAGGTTGTATTGGTCGCAATTGCATTGAATTTAGCGCTCCTAGTTTAGAAGATATTAAGAAAAAAGTTTATAAATATGGCGATAATTGTTTTAAATATGAAATGGAATCTCATGGGTGTGAGAGAAGAAGAAAAAATGTGAATTTTGCGTAATTCTGTTCATCTATCAATCTTTTCATTATATTAGATATGTCTGATACTACAAGTTTAGCTGATTTACCAAGTGATCCTGCTATCGGTAGTGGTAGCCAAAATGTTGTTTTACAAACAACTGATAAACAGAGTACATACGACCCAAACGATGGAATCTCCGCTGCTGGTGCTGCTGGTGTTCCTGGTGTTGGTGTTGGTGTTCCTGGTGTTGGTGTTCCTGGTGTTCCTGGTCCAAATATTGATTCTAGTGAAATTCATGAGCAAAAAATGATGAACGAATTAGTTAGTGGGATTCAACAAGCCAGTGCAAATGGGGGCACATCATTACCTTCGCGTGATATTCCAACAAATACAGTTCATTTTGCGGATGATCAAGTGAAACCAAATTATGTACCTCAACAAGAACAATCTGATTACATTCATAATACAGATACAGAGCAAGATATATTAGCTAGACGTGTGAAAAATCAAAACTCACGCGATTCACTCGAAATATTGTATGATGAGTTTCAGATACCCATTATAATTGGTCTATTGTATTTTATCTTTCAACTACCTATTGTTAAAAGCAAAGTATTGGCTATATTACCTTCCCTTTTTAATAAAGATGGCAATCCTAATTTGACAGGGTATATTATAAACAGTCTATTTTTCGGAATAGCTTATTATATTATTTCAAAAACATTGGTTCATTTACAGAATGTATAAGTAGAATAATTGTAATGTAACTAGATAATATTTTCTTTCTACGTAAATATATATTAATGATTTCAGATATTTCTTTAATTTTTATTTATATAGCGTTGTTCGGATTATCAGATATTTTTCTCCGTGTTTATCACGTTGAATCAATACAAGCCAATGTATTATATTATTTATTCATCTTAGCAATTGCTATCCTTTTTCACATATATAAGATATAATATATAGAAAATAAAAAACAACTTTTGATTACTTGTTTTTTATTATTTTTAGTATATTGTATTTTTTGTTTTGTTATGATTGTTTAACCGGTTATTGCTGCTTCTTTGAAGCATGTTGTTCCTTCATATGTATATACAATTCGAACTTCAATACCACTTTTAACGAAAATCTCGGCACCTCCACCACCATCACCGTAACCCCATCTTTCACTTCGAATATATTCACCAACATATTCTAATTCATTGGAAGTGAAATATTTTTCATTTGGATGCCTACCCTCTCTTCTAGTATATATGGCAAAGAAATAGGATGTACCTGTTTCAAATTTGGTTAATCTAAATACTTCTGTTTCAGGCATAGTAATATACTTTACTGTTATGAACTTATATGAATGCTTATAACTTTAGTTAGATAAACACTTCAATTTTTAACGAGTGTTTTTAACGTGCTATTAATGATATGATACAAATTATAATAGACAATGAGTAGCTATTCGCAGAAAATAATATGTTATAAACGTAATATAATATATTATTATGGCTTTGCAAACATTTATAAATACTCTTATAGAGAATGTTCCTGAAAAACATTTACCAAAAAAAATAGATTTAGTATTAGATGGAGGAGCATTCAATGGCGTATATATGCTAGGTAGTTTGTTTTATATGAAAGAATTAGAACGCTCTAACAAAATAAAAGTAAACAAGGTATCAGGATGTAGTATAGGAGCTATCATAGGACTCTTGTTTTTATTAGACAAAATGGATATTTCGATTGATATATGTAATGATTGTTACAAATATTTAAGAAAGCATCAAGATTTAAAAAAGGTAATTGTAAAATTTAAGAAAACGATGAATGAAATTATTAGTGAAGAGGATGTAAAATTAGTAAATAATCGTTTTTACTTGACCTATTTCGACACAATTAAAGGCGAACAAATCGTCAAGAAAAAATATAAAAATAAGGCTGAATTAATTGATAATATCATTAAATCTCTCTATGTACCTTATTTAATGGAAGGAAAGGCAACAGATAATGATGGTTGTATTGATGGTGCGTTCCCATATATGTTTAAAACAAAAGACAATGGTAGCAAGGTGCTATTTTTGAATTTACAAAGTCTAGATAAAATAAAAAATATGATTTTCATAAAGAACGAAAAGAATATTTACTCGCGATTACTTGAAGGATTAATGGACACTCATCAGTTTTTCGAGAAAAACGTCGCCAATAATTTATGTAGTTATGTGAATGATTGGAACATGATTGATGTATTATTTTTTAGATTGAGAGAAATAGTATATATAATTCTTGTATATATCTTTCGACTAGGATTACATATAGATGATTTATTACCGGAACGTCTAAAAAATGACACCTTTATTAGACAACACATATCTGTATTTAAAAATATTTGGAGAGATATCATGTTGTACTTAACCGTATAATTAGTGAATACATGATACGTGTATTTTTTTTGAATAATATTTTTATGTTTATTATTCAAAAAATAGTCAATATAGAAAAGAATCAAAAGAATCAAAATAATCAAAAGAATCAAAATAATCAAAAGAATCAAAATAATCAAAAGAATCAAAATAATCCAAATACCCCTTTTCTTTTCGTTTTCGTTTTCGTTTTATTGCGTTTATTCTTCTTGTTGTGTTTTTTTGTACCATGTTTGGAAATTTTGTTTCCTTTTTTTATCTTATCTTCCTTCTTTTCCTCTTTTTTCATTTTTTCTTCGAATGGAACATATCGTAAAAACCACGATTCATACTCTTTTGAGTTTCTCTGGTTCTTTAATTCCTTGTATTTTTCCGCCTTGGTGTTTCTCATTTCTTCCAAGGTATCTTGTTTTCCGTAACAATTAATACTAAATCGTTTTAAAAGTCCCTTTTGCTGTAGTCTGTTTTTCTGTTGTACATCAAATAAATACTGAGCCATACATAAGATGCGATTTTCGTCGTAATAGTCACGGTCGCTATAGAAAAACGCAAAATAAAAACTCAACATGGTATCAATCGTTGCTACACGAACCGTTTTTTTCCCCTTTTTAATAATATTATAACTATGACAGGCTAATGGTTTATAAATAAAAGCGACAGTTTCTTCTATATTATTGATTTTCACCTTTATTTCATAATGAGGCGCAATTAGTTCTCCTATTCCCTCGTGTTTTATAAGTTGAATATCTTTGTAATCAAAATCTTCTAATCTCTCCTTCAATATAGCTGCCGCTTTTTCAGGTTCTTCCGCCAATACATCAAAATCCGGCGTTTTTTGAAACAGTTTCTTCTGCTTGGTAGGCATGTATGTAGAATAAAGAAAACTGGCATACCCTCCAAAAAAAATCAAACCTTGATCAATAAAAGAATCACGTACTGTGTAATATAATTGTTCCTCCTTCTTTGCGTCAAGACGTTCAAATTCGCGCTGAAACAATTTAGGATCACAGTGCTTACCGCGTAAGGGGTAATTTTTATTTAATAAGATAAGTCTTTTTAGCACCTTTTCCCAACGACTAATATCGCCAGCAGGACGAGACAATTCCAAATACATATTCATGCGAAGAAAATTAGGAGGACAGTACAATATACCATATACGCGAATTGCTTCTTTTTGAACACGTTTAAATAGCGGTTTTTCTAAATAAGTAATATCTGCTACAGGAATAAAATTGACAAATACTTTATATGTGCCATAATGAACACCAGCTTTTGCTTCCACTTCTTGAAACCCCTCGTTATAATAAATATCTGCCAATTCTTTTGCGTCTTCAAGAGAAGTCGGACTATAAAAATCGTAATCAGGAATTTCAATGTCTTTATCATAAAACTGATCATCTAGTGGAAGAATATTATTAATAGCGGTTCCACCATAACAAACTAATCGTTTCTTCTTTAGAAAATCCTCCAATATAGAAATTATTTTTTTAACATCAGGATCACTTACAGTCTTCTTACCTTTACGTTTTTCAGCAATATCAATGGCATCTCTCAATATAGCAACTTCCTTTTCTTCCAAGGTTAGTTTATTATTACACGATGACATGGATTATTATATATATAATAATGACATAAAATTATTATATACATATTTGAATAGATAAATCATTTTATGTATGAACTTATACACTAAATGAATAGTAATCAGTAGATACATCACGAGTCGTAAAAGAATTCTCTGGATTTTGCGGAGTAGGATCAGGAATAGTGACTGGAATAAATCGCAAGTTTTCAGGTTTTAATACAAACGCGTGTCCAACTTTGTCGAAAAACATTGTATAATACTGCATATTATCATCAAAGTTTTGGAAATTCATACCAACCCATTGACACCCATAGTTAAAATTCAATACAGCAGACATGTTATTGTTATAAACACTTAAATCAGGCATAGCTAGAGTCATGTTTTTCTTGTTATATTCAATTAATTCATCGGAATTTGGTGTATTAACAATATCATAATGACGCAAAGATCGCAAAAACATGGAACTGGATGCAATATTTACATATTCCTTTAGGGGTGTATTTTCAAAAAGAGGGTTCGCACGATCAACTGAAATTATGATTTTTCCAAGGAATAATTTTAAGTCTTCACTACCCAAGTTTTTGCCGACATATTGGTAACTATATTCTTTGTCTAATAATCTAGATTGAATGGTATTATAAATGGTATCTGCCATTTTTTTATACATTTTATCGTTATTACTGGAAATTCTAAAGTGTAATATCAATGGATCATTTGGGTTGGGACAAGAACCACCACTAAATGCATAATTATTTACTACTTGTAATGCTTCTTCTAAATGTATTTGATTGTATGTTTGCTTCACTGTATAGTTATCTACAGATGAAGCTGCTATAATAGGCTCATCGTTAATGGAATAAATATCAAAATCCAAAACACGAGCACCTTGAGCAATACATGTTTTTAAAGCACAAATATTAACATAATCGTTTTTAAATTGACCACCACAACAACAATTGTAAGCGGTTTTTATATAATAATCTCTCAGTTTGTAACTATAGGCTGCATCATCCGGATTAATAGATGATATATTTGGGAAAGATGAATACACTTTTCCTAGGGCATCGCAATTATTATTATTAAGACGAATTTTATCAACGGTGTAAGCGACTAAACCAATTATTAAAATAACGATTACGAAATAAGCAATATATTTTACCATGACAGCTTTATTTTGTTCTTTAAACATTTTTGAAAACATTTGATGAGCATTCTTTAAATTTTCCATACTTATAATAGTAGATGAAAAAATATTTTAACAATGAATGATTATATATTATTGCTAGATTATGCCACTTTTATTATGTAATTTTATAAAAAGTTAAACAATAATTAATGTATAATAATTATATATAAGTATTATGCCTGGAGGATTATTAAATATAGTAGCTTATGGAAATCAAAATGTATATTTAAACGGAAATCCATCAAAGACCTTTTTCAAGACAACATATAAAAAATACACCAATTTCGGTCTTCAAAAGTTTCGCCTAGATTTTGATGGCCAACGGTCGCTCAGATTATCAGAATCATCTAAATTTACGTTTAGAATGAAGCGATATGCGGAATTATTACTAGATACCTATTTAGTCGTTCAACTACCTACTATATGGAGTCCTATTTATCCACCACAAGATTGTAGTGGAAATTGGGCACCTTATGAATTCAAATGGATTGATAATTTGGGCACACAAATGATTGAAGAAGTGGAAATAGCAGTTGGCGGACAGACGCTAAATCGTTACTCAGGAGCATATCTACTTGCGATGATCCAACGAGATTTTACAACCGCAAAAAAAGCACTATACGATAACATGAGTGGTAATGTAGCCGAATTAAATGACCCTGGAAACGTTGGTCCACGCGTAAATGCTTATCCAAATGCATATCATACCGACAATCCAGTTGGTCCGGAACCCTCTATAAGAGCGCGGAAGTTGTATATTCCAATTAATTTTTGGTTCACATTGGCTGCGAAAATGGCTTTTCCTTTAGTAGCTCTCCAATACAACGAATTGGAAATTAATATTACACTTCGACCCATACAAGAATTAATTGTTATTCGAGATGTAGCAGACCAACAAAATAATTACCCATATGTTCAGCCCAATTTTAACGAACCATTACAACAATTTTATCGTTTTTTACAACCTCCTCCTGATATTTCATTAAATACGGTATCATCCTATCAAGATAAACGAACAAATTGGAATGCGGATGTTCATTTAGTATCTACTTATGGATTTTTGTCCGAGGAAGAGTCGAAAGTATTTGCAGCACGAGAACAAAAATACTTGTTTAAATCTATCTATGATTGGAAGTTTTTCAATGTTACAGGTAGTCAGCGAGTGAAAATGGAAAATACAATGGGTATGGTTTCATCATGGATGATGACGTTTCAGCGAAATGATATTAATTTAAGAAATGAATGGAGTAATTACACGAATTGGCCTTATAATTATCTGCCTCAGGAAGTCGATTTTGCGGATCCGTCCGGAAATTGGGTATTGGATTGTAATGCTGTTACTCAGGCAGGTATTGGTCCTGGTCATAATCCATCTGACGGAAAACATACTGGATATTTTACTACAGGTGATTTTAATCCTCAAAATCAAAAAGACATTTTATTGCAAATGGGTATTTTATTAGACGGAAAATATCGCGAAAATGTATTGGATGCTGGTGTATATAATTACATTGAAAAATACGTAAGAACATCAGGTAATGCTCCAGACGGACTCTACAATTATAGTTTTGCCATTCATAACGATCCATTTGATTTTCAGCCATCTGGTGCTATGAATATGAGCAAATTTCGCGATATTCAGTTGGAATTTACGACATATAGTCCTCCACTAGACGAAGAAGCTCAGTTTTACACCATTTGCGATCCTTCAACAAATGAAATTATAGGTGTAAATAAACCAAATTGGCGATTATATGATTACAATTACAACATGACTGTATTTGAAGAGAGATACAATGTGATAACATTTGTTGGTGGTAATTGTGGGTTAATGTATGCTCGTTAATAATGTTATACCTTATGTAACTTTTACTAAGATTACAAGTTAAAAAATAAATACTTTTATAAATTATTTATTTTTTAATAGTTTCTAGATTCTTTATCGTAACATGGAGTTACCAGTTCCGCTAATGCCTGATTTGCTAGGCTCTCCGTATTTAGTTTCACGCTTATTGAATGTGTCACTAGGTATTTCAGGTGTTTTAGTATTTGATAATGGACAATTTAATCCTTTGTATGGATCTGCAGTCCATGCAGTGTTGGCTGAATAAACACCACAATCGGAAAACATTCCTGTAGCTGATTTTCGACATTTGTAATCTACAGTAAATTTATGATCATTTGGGTATTCAAATTCAGTTGTTGGTAAAGCATATTTTTCTTGTTCTGCTCCAGGAAAGTCGCCCATTGTATCGGTTGTTTCGCGATCAAACGCCTCAGGATTACTAGGTTTTAAATGACTAATCATTTCTTCAGTGTAACCGTTACTTACAGTCAGTAATTGTGTATCTTTAATATAGTTAGAATCGGCGGTACCAATTTTATAAGAGCCTGGAGGTTGTATTATATTTTGTACTTGCTGAGGAGTAAATGCTTCTTGAGAGAAAAAGATGCTTTTTTGAAAAATATATTGTTGGTAAAGGAAATACAGAAATATTAAAATAGCAATACAAATAAATACTTGTTCTGTCATATAATCTAATATTAGATTAAATAATGAAGAGACAAATATAAATTACAAGTAAAATCAACTAATTTATATTATATTTTTATTTACACATTCGAGTCATTTTCACATTTCTACTTCGTTTCATTTTTCTACTTCGTTTTACTTTTCTGCTTTGTTTCACATTTCTACTTTGTTTTACTTTTCTATTTCGTTTTACTTTTCTACTTCGTTTCACCTTTTTATTTTTATTTTTATTGCTTTTTTTAATTGACCTAAATTTACCATTTCCGCCCAAATGCTTCAAAGTAAGTGATTGTTTTGGAACAAATAATATTTTTAACATATCAAATAATAAAAAGCTCGTAACATAAAATTCACAACCAGTTCGAATATTAGTATTATACCATTCTAGTTCAGCAATATTATTTTGTATTACCTCGTCAGATGGGTTGGTTATACCTAAAATTTTATAATAATTTCTATAGAATTCAACGTCTTTTTGATTAAAAAACTCTGAATAATTGCATTCATTCGGATTTTTATCAGGACTTCTATCCTCTCTTCTCATATCAAAACCTGTAATTGTATCTGTACCTTGGTTTGGTATTTCATTCACTCCGAAAACAGGCTTAGAATTGCGAAAATAGGAATCAAATCTATTTCCAGCATAGGTTGCTATTCCTTTTTTAACATGACCAATAGACATTATTTCATCTCGTTCTAATTTAAAAAACAATAATTGTTTGTCATCTTCAGCTTTAAAGGGATAATACAATAAAACACTTTTAGACTCACTTTTTTTATCTTGAGAAGTTGGTTCATCGCATAGTCCTTCTAAGGGTGGATTAATACTTCTTTCAAATTTTGTTTCGTTTGTAGGAAGACATGCGATATTTTCTCCTTTTCCAGAAGTAAATACTTTATTATGAGTTTTATGCGTTTTATTTACAGTAACTAGTTTTGATGTAACATCTTGACCACGAACGTTTTTACCAGGATTATTACATAAATATATACCATTTTCCACTTTTAATTGGTTATATGTTAGTAAATTAAACAGTAATTTCCCAAAATCACTAAATACAATAGTTCCTGCTGAAAAACAAACGTTTCCCTTTGAAAAAAGATTAAATATTGAGTCTATAAATGATCTTATTTGTACATCACTATAT